ATGTATAAAAATCAAAGCACAAACGGATGCTCTTACTCTGATCCGTTTATTTTCCCCAACTTGAAAAAGTTATCCGCTAAGGAAGCTATGACAAAAGAATGGTACATAGGATGCAAATTCTTTGACCCAACTCAAACCGATAAATATCCAGATGGTTATTTTTGGCGCAGAAAAGGTTTCGCCAGCTTTAAGAAATTCAAAGAAAGAAGCGGTGCTGCAGAATTGGCATTGGAAGAAATGTTAATGTCGCTCGAAGGTGGGTACAATCCAATTATAAAAAAATTCTTTACCGATGACGACAATGAATTCTCAGGAAATTTATTTTTCCTTGAAGCTTTAGAATTGGCTTTCGAAGACCATAAAGGAAACATTTCACACCATTACGCCAAATGTATAAAGTCAGACCTGAATACGATCCGGCAAACTACTATGCAACTTGGTTTTGATCTGATACGAATAAAGGATATAGAATTGCGTCACGTTAAGCGAATTCTGGATAAAAGCAATCTTTCCGCAAACTCATACAATTCTTATCGTAAACATCTATCCTCGCTTTTTAAAATTCTGTGCGCCAATTCCTGTCTTGTGCAGAATCCTTGCGTTAATATTCCAAAAAAACAGCACGTAAAAAGAGAAAGAGAGATTCTATCAAAAAAAGAATTTCTTAAGATTTATTCCTATCTAAAAACGAATCGACCAGGTTATGCAAATTACTGTAAGATCTTCCATATGTCAGGATGCCGTTCCACGGAATTATTGGCGGTAAAAAAATCCGATGTAAATCTGGAAAGGCAGGAATTTACAATTTTGGTAAAGAAACGTAAAATCTACACGAAAGAAGTGCGTCCAATTGTAAAAATGGCAATTCCATTCTGGACAGCTCAGCTTGAGCAATGTAAATCTGCAAACGATTATATTTTTGGAGTCGCATTTGAGCCGGAACTACGAGATAAGCCTATCGATATGGGAACACCTGGTAAATATTGGACAAAATATGTTCAAAAGCAATTCAACACGTCAGTAACTTTCTACGCTTTAAAACATATGTTCCTGACTATGATTGAAACATCATACGGAATCAAAGCAGCGCAGACGATGGCCGGCCATCTCAATTCAAAAACAACGGAAACTTATACGCTATTTAAAAAGCGAAATGAGATTGACGAATTGAAAAAACTGGATTTCACGCCAAAATGGGTTCAAACAAGTGAACTTCTAGAATTATCGCCTGAACAATGGAATTAAAAAATGAAGAGACTTTAACCGGTCTCTTTTTTTATGCAATTTCTTTCCCGTTCGAATATTCTTTCTTCTGAAAATGATACTCGGAATTAAATTCAAATTGAAAACTATTTGATTTCGTAAACTGTCTATAATAATAATCATACGATCTTATGCCGGCGATTGCACTCGGCAACCGGCTTACTAAATCTTTCAAATTACTATCACATTCTATTACTTCATTGTTTTTGATAATGAAAAACAATTTACCTACATTCTGATTCATAAGTATATTTATATAGTGCAAATATACAAACATATATTTGTAAAACAAATAAAAAGTTTTGGTGTTGAAAATCAGTTACTTGCAAATAATCTTAAGTTATTTTGTAATTATATTTGCATAATACAATTATTCTTAAGTATATTTGCATAACAGAATTGCAGAAACAAACATTAAAACAAAACGATATGAAAACTATTTCTCTATCTCACACAGCACAAAAGAAAATGAATAACATTCTTGCTCAAAGATATGTAAGTCAAGCATCTTACTTGAAAGCTTATTCTTTATATGTTGAAATGAACAAGTTAAGAATAGAAGAGGGTCACCCGATATTAACAATGCCAAACCTTGAAAAAAGAATCCAAACTATTAACTCTAATAAATAATAAAGATTATGAAAACAATTACAATAGAATGCGGCAAAGGTTTACAAAATATCTTAATCGATATTTTAGAGCCTATTAAATTGAGAAAATCAGAAGGCACAACAAATAGCAGATCAACATTTGAATTTATAGGCACTGTAGATAAACCGGTTCAAAAAATCAAAAATTACGGCAAAGGCGTTTACGAGTGTTTGAATATTATTTCAGTAGACTAAAATCAAAAAATATTATTATGAAAAATACAATCACTTTCAGAAACACTTTTACAGATTGTGACGATTTCGCATCTTATGTATTAGATTCATTAGCTGGCTTAGGTTACGAGGTAACAGAAGAGCTTAATACTTTTTTAGGCGTTGATTTGCCTATTGAAACTGATCTTTATAAAATTGAAACCTTACCAAATACAGGCGAAAATTATAAAAAATTTGAATCTGTTAGATCTTGGTTATATGATCTTTTTGAAATGAAGAAAAAAGATAATATTATCAATTTATTTCAAAATCATATTATCAAACTTGCTGAACTAAATTTAATACCATTATCATCTCAATTGCAGAGAATTACGGGTGACAGTTATAACAATTCAGATTTTGTAAATGAATATGATAAAAATCTAAATTCAAAATCAAATACCGTGATAGTCCACATCAAAACAGGCTTAAAATTTTTAATACCTTAAAAATATGAAAACATCATTCAGAAAAACAGTAATGCTTAGAGCATATCAGATAATGAACATTAACGGCCTAACCTGGTCAGAAAGCCTTAAAAAAGCTTGGCAATTATACAAGCTTAACAAAGATTTGCACGCTGGCAAAGTATCGTTCTATTTCGAGAAAAAAGACGGTGAAATTCGCAAGGCTACCGGCACGTTAAAAATCGATTACGAATTTAAAACCCAGAACCAACCAAACCCAAAAATTTTCACTTACTTTGATGTAGATGCAAATGCTTTCAGATGTTTTAAGGTTGAGAACTTTATAATGATTGAAAGACACATTGCGCCGGCACCACCGAAACGCCAATTGATCAGAAATAGAAGAAAACAATTTTTAGCAGCATAATTATGAGTTTACCAGACGGTGCAGAATATTGGTTAAAAACCCCCAGAGCCTATTCACCAAATAATTTTCGTCACGCAAAAGGTGTTGACTGCGGTCATAATCACAATTCAGAAACTGAATATTTTAATGATGTAGAGTGTCGGGCTTGTAGAAAAATCATCGAAGAAAATCGTCCAGATAATTTGTTAGATGGTGACGCCCCTAAATATTATTACTACACAAAAACGTACGCTAAAAAAATGCGAAAAGCCGATAAAGAACAAGAAGAGTTTAATGACAAATACGGCGTTTGTGATTGCGGTTCTAACTTGGTGATTAGAACTAATTCAAAAGATAAAAAACAATTTTTAGGTTGTTCTGAATACCCAAAATGCAAAAACACTAAAAACATAAAATAAATGAAAAACGCAATACAACGCCGACGCTTGAAAATTACCGCAACATCTAACGCTGTCAAAGATTACCCAATCGACACGAAAGAACAGCAAAAACCGCTTTATATAGTAATTCAGAAGGTTTGGTTTGATGCAATTGAAAACGGGTCCAAAGTCGAAGAGTATCGAGACGGTACCCAATTTTATAAATCGAGATTCTGCAACCTGGACAAAACGACTGGCGAAATATTGAGTTTCAAAAAATATAGCACCGTAATATTTCAAGAAGGTTACCACACCGGCGCAAGACGTATGATTATCGAAGTCGAAAAAATTACTTTGAAAAGAGATTTCACAATTCACTTAGGTAATATTTTAGAGCGTCAAAACTTCTAAATTAATCTTTTATCAATATTCGACCAGTCTAAACTTACAGACTGGTTTTTTTTGTGGTTTAAAAAGCGGTTTTATAGTGAAGTAATACTTTATGTAATCTTTATAAGTTGCATACAATCATTTATTTAATTATTTTTGTGTATTATGTTATCGGCTGAATTAAAAGCAAAATACAAAGGTCGTTCAATCGAATGGCTAATTGATAAGCTTCAAGAAATAGTAAATTCAATAGTAAGGCAAAGAGACAGCGAAAACGGTTTTTTCATCTGCATATCGTGCGACGATTTAAAGCCGTTAAAACAAATGAATGCGGGGCATTACTACCCAAAAGAATCGCATCAATATCGATCAGTTCGATTTGATTTAGATAATATTCACGGTCAATGTGTAAGATGTAATAAATATTTAAGTGCGAACTTAATACCGTATCGAAAGAATTTGATTTTGAAAATCGGTGAACAAAGATTGAAGCAATTGGACCAGAAAGCCGAATTAAAAAACTTCACATACAGCCGTGAGTTTTTGATTGAGTTAATAGAAAAATATAAAAAAATATTATATGCCAAATAACGAACTGTATTTAGTTCTTCAAAAGAAATGGTTTGATATGATTTTGTCAGGCGAAAAAAAAGAAGAATATAGGGATTTTACAGAGTACTATGTTTCTCGCTTAGGTGTGCTTGATAAAGATGGCGAACTAATCGACACAAAGAAATTTGATACTGTCAGATTTCAATTAGGCTACCGAAAAAACGCACCTCAGATAGTTGTTGAGTGTAAAGATGTTCTGATTGAAGTTGACGAAAATGACAAGGACGAAATCACGGACGAAAATAGCAACTTCGTTATTATCCTGGGCGAAATCCTTGAAAAAATCAATTTATAATATGAAAAAGTAACCCTTAAAACTTGAACCAATGCCAGAAGCAACAGGAAAAAGAGACCGTGCGAAAAGAACGGTTGCAAGATCGTTCTCACGGGTAGCACCGTCAGCGATCAGACGTAGAGGATAATGGATTTATCCGCTACAATTAACAGTATTGTAACTCTCTCCAAAAAACAGGAGAGAGTTATTCTGTTTCATTCCGGAACTGGTAAGGATAGTATAGCGTTACTCAATATGATGTCGCCGCACTTCAAAGAAATAGTTTGTGTTTATATGTACATGGTCAAAGACCTGGAACATATAAACCGATATATACTTTGGGCAGAGCGGAAATATCCTAATTGTAGATTTATACAAACACCACATTACGCATATTACAATAATAAGAAATACGGTCTTTACGGAACTGATGAAGTAAAATATTCTGAATGGAATGTTTCAAAAATCAATGAGAAAGTAAAAGAAGATACCGGAATTGAATGGGCGGTCTTAGGTTTCAAGAAAAACGATTCAATGAACCGAAGATTAATGCTGAATTCGTATCCTGACAGTATGACGAGTGAATCAGGTCAGAAACTTTATCCGCTAGCTGATTGGAACAACAAACAAGTGATCGCTTACATCAAAAAAAATCGATTGATTGAGCCAATAAAGTACGGGAATACTGGAAATACAAAAAGCCAAGGCACAGATGTGACCGACATTTCTTTTTTAACCTGGTGCCGTGACAATTATCCCAACGACCTCGTTAAAATAATTGCAGAATTTCCAGACGCTGAGCGTGTCCTTTTCGAATACGATTACTCCAAAAACCAATAACAGATGCAGAATAAAGTTTCACAATCGGAAACGGTTACTATAAAAAGGTCAGAGGTTAATCCAGCTGATTACAATCCGAGAAAGCTAAGTGATGAAGCTCGTAAGAAATTAAAAGCGAATATCAAAGCTAACGGCTTAATTGGAGGTCTTGTCTATAATGCTGAAACAGGAAATTTAGTATCAGGTCATCAAAGGTTATCTATTGCCGATGAAATCAATAAATACAATCCTGAAACAAAGGATAATGACTACGATATTAAATTAGAAAAAATATCAGTTGATATTAAAAAAGAGAAGGAGTTAAATATCTGGTTTAATTCATCTTCAGTTCAGGGAGAATATGATTACAAGAAGCTCGCTCAAATCTTTCCGGATATCGATGCAAGTTTAGCCGGTCTTGATGATGTTGATTTATCGATGATAGAAATTGAAATGCCAACAATAGAAGACTTCTCAATTCCAACATTTGAACCACAGCAAGAAAAGGCAGAGAAAGCAATGTTGGAGAAATCAATCACTCAGGAACTTTCAAATACAGTTCATCATCCAGGAACAAGTGTTTCCGAAATGGAAAGAGTTGAAGCAAAACAGATGTCTGATGAAGAGAAGAAAGCGCACGTAAAAGCTATCAAAGAGAAGGTGAAAGAAGGCGCAATATTCGAAGGGGAGCCATATTTCACTGTAAGTTTCGATAATTACGATGCAAAAGTGATGTTTCTGGAATTTATAGGACTTAATCCAGAAGATAAATTCATCAAAGGTGAAGAGTTGCAGGAGAAAATAGATGAAACCTATGCGAATTGACAGCAGGGATAATGCTTGTAGTAAATTCACCTACACCACTCCAAGAGAAGCAAATGATGTGCTCATAAAATGCAAGAGAACAAGTCACAGAAGTAAGATCCCTAAACGGAAATATTTCTGCAAAGAATGCCACGGATGGCACGTAACAAGTCAAAAGAATAAATCAAAATTTCAATAGATGGAAATCACCGGAACAATAAAGAAGATAAACGAAACTCAAACCTTTGCGTCTGGGTTTTTAAAACGTGATTTTGTGGTGCTCACAGATGAACAATACCCACAACCGATTAACATCGAATTACTTTCCGATAAAGTAGATATAATCGATTATCACAAGGTAGGCGCTAAAGTAAAAGTTCATATCAATATCAGAGGTAGAGAATGGACAAGTCCACAAGGTGATGTGAAATATTTCAATTCAATTGTTGGATGGAGAATTGAAAATCTGGCAGGCGAACCGACCGAAGCAAAACCACTTCAAAACTCCCAGGAAACAAAAGCAAACGAAAAGAACGTCTTTACTGAGGATGAAGACGATGACCTTCCTTTCTAAAATATAGATTATGGCTACAAGAGGTAGAAGAGTAAAGTATAATCCAAACGTACACCCTAAACAAGCTTTGAAATATTCATTGCTTGGATTAACCGATGAGCAAATGTCAGGTGCTATGGATATATGTGAAGCTACCTTAAATAATTGGAAGAAAAAATATCCCGAATTATTAGAGTCCATACGCGCGGGGAAAATCGAAGCAGATGCAAATGTAGCATCAACACTTTATAAGAGAGCCTTAGGACATACCCAGAAGAGAAAAGTAGCTTTCAAAGTCAAGGATTATGATTCCAAGGATAGGCAAATAGAAAGAGTTGAAGTAGTTGAGACGGAAGAGTATTTCCCACCATCCGACCAAGCGATTAATCTATGGTTAGGTAACCGACAAAGAAAGAAATGGGGAAGTAAGAGTGAGATTGAGCATTCAGGTGAACTGAAAGGAAAAACAACTATAGTTTTCTCAAAAGGTGCAAAAGATAAATAATGAAGATGAAGTATTAAAACTCTCAGATAAGTACGAACCTTTATTTGAGTGGCTAAGTGCTGAGGAAGATAGTCCTTTGTATAAAGTCAATACTGTGGTCGTAACTGGTGGTAGATATTCGCAAAAATCGTTCGGGATTGGAACATTTGCCGGTGTAGCTACAAAAGATTTTAATCATAGGATTCTTTACACTCGTTACACTTTGACATCTGCAAAAGATTCTATTATTCCAGAGTTTGAAGAAAAACTAACGATTCTGAATTGCGCTGATGAATTTAAAGTAACGAAAGATAGTATAAAAGGAATTTACAATGATAGTAAGATTGTTTTCAAAGGGATAAAGACTGGTTCCGGAAATCAAACAGCATCTTTGAAATCTCTGAAGAACTTCTCAATATTTATTCTGGATGAAGCAGAGGAAATGCCAAATTTTAGTGATTGGGATAAGATTAAAAAATCAATGCGTGCCTTAGATGTGCGAAACCTTTCTATCTTATCACTCAATCCGGCAACAGAAGAACATTGGATTCACGAAGAGTTATTTGAAGGGAAAGGAGTAGAAGCAGGATTTAACGGAATAGTTGGAAATGTCCTTTATATCCACTCGTCATACAGAGATATTGAGCGTGAATTTATCGCTGATGATACTTGGAATGAATATGAGGAATTAAGAGCAATTTACGAAATGTATAAAGCTCTCTCACCTCAAGAGAAGTTGGTCTGTGATCCTAAATTAGTCAAAAAGGCTAAATACTATCAACACACCATTATGGGAGGTTGGTTGAATAAAGCCGAAGGAGTTGTATTTGAAGATTGGGAAGAAGGTGAATTTGTTGATAATGGAAAGGCAATATTTGGTCAGGATTACGGATTCTCAATTGACCCGACAACATTGATTAAAGTTTGTATTGAGAAATCATTAAAACGAATTTATTTGAAGGAATATCTGTACCGTCCTAAAATGACAACATCGCAGATCTATGAATTCAATAAGGAAATAGCGGGTAAAACTTTAATAGTCGCAGATTCCGCAGAACCAAGGTTGATTGAAGAATTACGTAAGAAAGGAAATAATGTGATTGGCGCTGAAAAGGGACCAGGTTCTGTGAGTGGTGGAATTGCAAGAATGCTTGATTATACTCTCATTGTAGACCCGGATAGTAAGAACTTAAAGAAAGAATTAAATAATTACGTGTGGCACGATAAGAAATCAAGTACACCAATTGATGACTGGAATCATTTAATTGATCCAATCAGATATGTAGTTTTAGAACTTACAGAAGCACAAAACAATAACCTTAAGAAAATAGCATCACTAATATAATGAACGAAACTTTTGATAACCTTGGAACCATTGGAGAGAAAATAGCCTATCTAAAAGATAATGGACTTGAACTTCCTAATATAGAAAAATTCAATAGTGAGTGGGATGAGTCAAAGCATAAGATTATGACCGATCTCTATAATTATCCCAATAGGATTGTTGAGTACGAATACACTGATGAAAATGGTAAAGAGCAGAAAGGAAAGCGCATCGAACAACTGAACCGTATTCCTTTGGCTTATCAGAAAGAGATCGTTTCAATTGCTGTTACGTTCCTTTTCGGTAATCCGGTAAAGTACACTAACAATTTGGAAGATGATGCTATGTTTGAAGCCTATCAAAAGGTTTTGGATAAGGAAAAGATTATCTTCATTGATCGTGAGATAGCGAAATCAAACGGAAGATTTACACAATGTGCTGAACTATGGTACCCTGTAGAAGAGCCTAACAATTATTATGGTTTCCCCTCTCAATATCGATTGAAAGTTTCTTTACTTACTCCGGATAAAAACAAACTCTATCCATTTTTTAATGATCAGGGTGATTTGGTTGCTGTTCTTAGGGAATATGAGAAGAACATCGACAAACAGAAAGTAAAGCATTACGACATCTACACTGCTCAGAGTATCGCACAATTGAGAGATGCTAACGGCAGTATCGAAGTTGTTTCAGAAGCAATCAATCCAATTGGTAAGATTCCTTTAGTGTTTTATCAGTTCGAGGATGTTGAATGGTCTAAAGTTCAAAAGGCTATCGAAAGACTCGAAGAAATATCCAGTGATGCCGGAGAAGTGAATAAGAAGTTTTCAGCACCGATCTTGGCGTTGACTGGTGAAGTTACCGGAAGTTTCTCAAAGGACAAAACAGGCAAAGTATTACAGCTAAAAGGTGACAATGCAACCGCTGATTTTGTTCAGCCACCAAACGCAAGTGAATCACTCAAAAATGAGAAGGAAGATCTGGAAACAATTCTGTATAAGATGACAAATTCAGTTAATATATCACCTGAAGCTTTGCAAGGAATGGGAAATATGCTTGCCACCGAAAACGCAGCGTTTTTATTTATGCTTCCACACCTCAAAGTAATGGATAAGATGTCCGTCTATGTGCCGGCGCTTAAGCGTAGAATGTCAATTGTCAAATCATTTCTGCAGTTGATGAATACATCTTTCAGAAGTTCCGATTTGGATGCTGAACCGGTTATTACTCCTTACATAATCAATAACGTTGCTAAATTCTACGAGATGTTAATGACAGTGAACGGAAATCAACCATTATTCAGTCAGAAATCAACGATGGAGCAGGCAGGAGTTAAGAATGTTGATGAAGAGATTGAGCAGATTAATTCTGAGATGGAATCGAGAATGAGCAAGGAACTTATTTAGTATATAAAATAACTAGTTATAATAATGTACTAAAAATAGTATGTATCCATATTAATTTGTATCTTTATTTAGTAAAATATTGGTTATGCAAGCAAAAGAGGATTTAAATCGTGAACATTGGAAATGCATTCATTACAAAGAAGCAACTTACGGATGTGGATCAATCTGTAATTTACTAAATAAGTATGCTTTCTCTTTTTCATGTGCAATTTGCAAATCATTTCAATTAAAAAAGGCTGAAGCTATTAAATAGATTATGGAACCAGAAAGTAAATACTTAAAAGAATTTAATGTGACTGGCAATTGCTTGGTTTATGTTGATAAAATATGTAAAGACTGGAATGATAAGTTTGTTATTTCCACATGGAATAATGAAGGCGAAACAGAATACACGCTTCAAATATTTGGAAAGAAAAAAAATGTTAGACTTCTGAAAATAAGAATAGCTGATGAACAAGCAAAAGAAATCATCAGCAAACTTGATTTAGTTCACGTTTCGGCAGGTATTCCACGAAGTGCAGGTTCTTACGGTACAAAAGAATTTATAAAGAAAGAGATTGAGCGTTTTGAAGCAATACAAGCCGAAAAAGAGAATGAACTTATCATTGTCAATAGGATGCTTTACAATTATAGAGAAGTCTTATGATTTGGCAAATACTAAATATCGACACGTTACAAAGTGAATACTTTGAGAAGCTTTCCGACTTGGTTCGTAAATATGATTTTACAGAAAGTACAGTCCGAAATAAATGGACAAAGGAAAAGAAAGATAATCCTAATGAGTTGGAAATCTCAATTATCATTGACAAATATCGAATTACAAAAGTTCAAGTAAATTGACACCCGACGAAAAACACATAAAGCGCATTAACAAATACCTGGTCCAAATCAATTCTATCTATGATGATTTGGTTAGGGAAATTGCGCTTATTGCTGTCAAATTGAAAGTATCAGACAAACTGTTTCGCTTCAAAGATTATCAGCGTATCACTAAGCAAGTAAACGATTCTCTACAAAGCTACCAAGACCGTCTTATTTCCTCAATAAAAGTCTATTCAGAGTATGAATGGGATTATGGACTTGCAAAGGTAGATGATGAGTTAAAAGCGCATCTTGTTAAAGTGAAGGGAAAAGTATCACCCACCGTTTACGCTGAGAAAATCAGAAACATTTCAGAGCAAAGCCAAAACAAAAAAGCATTCGAAGCTTTCCAACAGCGTAAGGTTGGCAAATTCACCACATCTGAGAGAGTTTGGAAGATTGGTGCGCAAGCGAGAGAAAACCTTGAATTTGCACTAGATGCAGGTTTGAAAGAAGGAATTTCAGCGCAAGAGTTGGCAAGGTCGATAAAATCTAACCTCAATAATCCTGATGCGTTATTTCGCAAGGTTAGAGATAAGCACGGAAATCTCCAGCTATCCAAAAATGCACAATCATTTCATCCCGGACAAGGTGTTTACCGTTCCGCTCATAAAAACGCACTTCGCCTTGCATCGAATGAAATCAATGTAGCTTACAGAGAAGCGGAACAAACCCGAATCAGGCAGAATAATGACGTTGTAGGTGTTCAAATCAATCTTAGTCCATCACATCGCCATTATGATATGTGCGACGAACTGAAAGGATCTTATCCAAAGGACTTCAATTGGTCCAGCTGGCATGTAGCGTGTAAATGCTTTCGAACTACCATCCTAAAATCAGAATCAGAGTTTATCGCCGAGTTGAATTCAAATCAAAACCTACCCCCAGAATCATCAAAAAACTTTGTTGCTGATGTTCCTGATAATTTTAATAAGTGGGTAAGTGATTATGGAGGACAGAAAACACCTTATTTTATTTCAGAGAATAAAAAGTTTGTGAAATAATCTTACTTTTGTATTACAAAAAACAAGTAATATGAAAGTAATAGTTATCAGTTCCGAGTCTGCGTCAAGTGCACAAAAAAAGATAAACGATTTCATGCAGGAAAACAATTTTGAAATCATTGATATAAAATGGTCTGTGTCAGATAGAAAATATTCAGCATTGATTATGTATAAATAATTTCTAAATCCAAAAATTAATACTATGAACTATTACATTTTAAAACAAAGAAATCTTCAAGATCTTCAAGAGGAAGTTAATGGATATATGGATGATGGCTGGATTCCTACAGGTGGATTGCTTCATCTTAATGGTGTGTTTTATCAAGCTATGATGAAAGTCAAAAAAGCTTAATGCACACAAAGGAATACGAAGAATACGAAAGATTAACAATAGGCTTGGAGTTTGAATTCCGAGCTTTAACTTTTGATTTCCTGCACCATTGCGAGAACATTATTGAAGGCTTAGAATACACCGATCTGCGTTATTTTTGCTTTCATTTCTACAATGATTCACGTCTTCAAAGTGAGTACGAAAGATTTGTTTCTTTCATCGAAAACCTACTCACCGAAATTGACCAAAATCTATATCCGGACCTCAATAATGGACTTTCAAATCTTCTGATTTACCTACGAGAGCCAAAAGCTAAAGCCGATGATTTGGAATATAAAAACGCCAATATTAGATACTGGCGTGAAATGGTTTTAGATGATGAAGAATTTATTGGAAATAGTTCTTTCAATAAATATCTTGTTTAATTCCACTCTGCATCTATCTCATTGACATCAACATCGCTTTTTGCTTCAGATGCTATAACGTAACAATTTTTTAAGAATAAAGCTGGGAATATCTGATTATCACCATCCCTTTGATAAATTGCTACCTGAGAATTTGTTGAATCCGCCAAGGCTATCAGAACTTGAGAGTAAAACTTAATATATTCATCATTATTTTCAAATTCTAAATACTTGACCGTTTCTTTGTTGATGTTTATAAATCTAATTTGCATATTGGTTATGTTTAGATCTCAAATGTAATGAAAATAAAAATCCCGACCTACTATTGTTCAATCGGGATTACCACATATTAAAAATTCTCAAAAAGAGATTTAACTTTACTTTTATTAGTTCCGAAGGGATGGCACGATTGTTCTGCTATTTTAATAAGCATGTTGCAATGACTTTTAAGTTCATCATGTTGGTACCAGGCGTGCTTTGATCCCTCGCCAATAATCCACTCAACTGAATATCTAATTTGGTCATCAAATCCGTCTTGGCTTTCATTTACTGAAACTTCGGAAATGAAACCAACATTATTACTTACGTCAGTCACAATATCATAAGGTTTGTAAGCCTTTTTTAAGGTGTTGGCTGTAGCTATGCTCATATGCTTTATTTTAATGCAATTTAGAATATTTCAATTTGATGTAAAAGCGTTTCAGCTTCCTCTTTTGTCTTAGGCTGTTCAATCTGCTTAAAGACCAATCCATTTTTAGGAGAAGCACCAGTGATTGTTTTGTCTTTGTGAATGGTCAGAGAGTTCCAAGTATCATCTGTAAGTTCTTTTTGATAGTTGGTGCAGAACGTTATATTTGAAGCGTCACGAATTGTCTTTTTCTCATATCCTTTTTCTAATAGGAAGGTGTAGAAGTTAAAGTTGTTCATATTTAATTTTTAATCGGCAATACAGTATAACGAAAAGTATTTTGATCTTTAATATTGATAGCTATACAACTGTTCAGGCAATATAATATATCATCTATTAAATATCCTTGAAGATTAACGCCTCTTAATCTCATATTTGTTATTTCCATTACTTTATATTTTAGCTATTACTTTTTATTTCGGTATTCATAGAATCTTGTCTCCCCAGTTTCATTAACGGTTGTATAAAAACCGAGAAGCTCATTCTTGCCATCGTCAATCCAATTAAAGTATCCTTGTGCTATTTCCCAATTAGACTTGTCTTTTAATCCTGGATTAGCCTTTCTAACATCTGAGAGTAGTCTTTGGTATTGAATAAGCCATAAAGCTGTATCAGTTGCCAGTCTTTCAATATTTTCATCATTAGCAATATTACACAACTGCTCAAATGATTTTATTTCGTATTTAGTGGGTTCTTGATTCATAATTTAGTTTTTACTTATTACTTTAGTCTTCGCCTCTTCCAATGACTTGAATTTGACCTCAAAGGCATTATCTCCGTAGACTAGATTATCGGTTGTTGTCCAGTTGGCTTTTATTTGGTCTATTGCACTCATTCAGCTTGCTCATAGAGATTATTAAAAACTTCATTCGTACAAGTAGATAAATTCCCATCGGTATCTGATACAATCCAATCATAGGCGTTAACTTCTCTTTTGCCTTCTGCTGTTTCGATAATAGCATATTGTGATCCGTGAAGTTTATCTGTAACATGAACTTCTAAATTTCCATTCTTTTGTGCTTCGACAGCAAATACAGGAACTGGTTCTTTTGATTTAGCTATTTCATAAGTTAATTGAAATGCTTCAATTATTTCTGTTTTGTTCTGATATTTAAAATTCATTGTATTTATATTTTATTTGTTTTAATCTAGTGTAGCCATATTTTTAAACAGATTCCTTAGACCTGTTACATATTTCTTGTTGTTTGCAAACGATATAATGACACAGTTGCCGTACGTACTTATTTTAGTAGGTTCTCCATACATAGAAATAATATCGTCAATTCTTTTTCCTAATATTTTTAAAATATCGTCTCTCATCGTCTTTTATTTTTAGGTTTAAGGTTTTTCTTTCCGTTGGGGAGTAAGCCGTATTTCTTCACGGCTTTTTAGAGTTGTGATATTTCCAATGATAAATAGTGATGTGTTGATCCTCTCGATAACAAAGTTGATGCTTATGGAAAAGCGGAAATCCTAAACAATCAACTCCTATTTGAAACATTAATATTTGCAAGTTTAATTTTGTCTTCATAGTATTTATTTTTTAAGCCATTCAATAACTCTATCCGTATGAAAGAGAATCTTAGATTTCTGTTTTCTACCATCGTAACCGCCCACAATTAGACTGTCGGGATAAATTTTATTCTTAAGCATTCGATAAACCATACTCTTATCTTTTCCCACAACCTCACAGAACTCTTCTAAATCGATTGTAATCTTCTTGGACAGTGCAATCAAACTAACCGCTTCCATAACCTGAATTACGGTCATATCTGCTGTTCTTTTATGTAGTAATTCATTCATAGATTAATATTTGACGGTTTTAAAGTATTACTTTAATTGAGTGATGCTAAATTAGTTATTTACATATTGTTACGCAATAGAAATAAGAATATTTTTGAAGCTAATTATAAACAATTAACAATCTAAAAAATGTTTGAAAAAATCCTAAAAGAACTCAAAACCAAATATGCAGACAAGGGGTTGAGTGAGACAATTTTGAAAGCTAAAGCAAAACAAATTGAAAAAGCGGTCAAAACAGAGGAAGAAATCGCAGAAGCAGTAGCAGGGGTAGAAGATGATTTGGCAATATTCCAATCATTCGCTGACCAAAGCCGAACGTTGGCAAAGAAAATTGAGGATTTGGAGAAAGGTAAAACCACAGATCCAAAACCCGCCGATCCCGCTGATCCAAAACCAGCAGATCCGAAACCAGCACCAACGGGCGAAGTTCCAGCTTGGGCGCAAGCAATCATTGATAGCAATAAAACGCTTTCAGATAGTCTTACGGCCATTCAGCAAAAGGAAGCACAGCAAACAACAGCACAAAAACTGCAAGCGAGGTTTACAGAATTGAAAATACCTCAATCTTTTCAGAAGCTTATTCCTACGGATAAAGTGTTCGCAACACCAGAAGAAATGGAAGCATTCGTAACAGAGCAAAAAGCAAATTACGATACAATCGCTCAGGAATTTGGAAACGCTGCCTTAGGCGGTCTTCCTAAGCCTACATTATTTGGTGAAACGGTAAAAGAGGGAGATGTTTCCCCTGAAGTTCAAGCATTGATAGATTCTAAAAAAGAAACAAAACAATGAACGGTATAAAAAAATACACAGGTGGTAGACAAAAGGTCGTTTTCGACTCTGTTCTATCAACTTATCCCGGTGGCGTGAATGTGGAGAACACAGACGCAAAACTGAGATTTACAAATAACGTCCTGCCAGCTGGAACTGTGATCGTTTCAAACGGAAGTGGTGGTTGGAAAGTTCTTAATGTGGCTTTAACGGCTCCATTGCTTGCAACTGCGTTAGGTCTTGTTCTACAAGATATTGCGATTGAAGATTTCACTCTTTCATCTGTGGTTATTGATGGAACTGCAAGGATTGATGCATTGCCAGACAGAGAGAAAACAGGTATCGCTTTACTAAAAGCCGCACTTCCTAAAATCACATTCATCTAAAAAATAACAAAGACAATGGCAGATACATTATTACAAAGTATTATTCCTGAGTACAGAGAAGCAGATTTGGGCGCAATCCTAAACGCTAATCCTCTTGGTGAATTGCAATACAGAAATTATTTCCCTACCGAGTTTAAAACCGGACTTACTTTCGGGAATCTTGAAGGCGAAACAGGCGCAAAAGTAATTGCTCCAATCGTATCTATGGATTCAGATGTAATCCTAAAAGGTAGAGATAACACCGAAGCAATTAAAGGAGAAATTCCGAAGATTGAAGTAGGTAGAAAGAAAACAGAAAGAGACTTTTTCAGACTGAACGATTTGAGAAATGCAGTTGCTCTAAATCCAAAAAATGCAAACATCAAAGTACAGCTTATCAATAAGATCTACGATGATGCAATTTTCGTTACGGATTCTGTAAACGCTTCAATGGAGCATATGTCTAAATCTTTGCTTTCTCAGGGTTTCTACGAAGCTGCTAACGGGGTAAAAGTAGATTTTGGCATCACAGTTCAAAACGCAACCGCAGACTGGTTTGACCCAGCGAATGCAGCAACGTTTGACCCAATCAAACAATTTCAATTACTTCAAAAACAAGCATTATCAAGCGGTTTCCGTTACGTTAAAGCGGTGATGGACTTAGCTACATTCAATCAGCTTGCCGCATCTGAAAAAGTGATCAAGTTTACTGCTTCTTTTGCTCAAAATGCTTTGGGATTGGCTCAAACTCCAACATTAGCGCAGATCAACTCAGCTATGACAGCGCAAAACCTACCTACGATTGAAATCTGGGAAAGTTATGTGAATGATGAAGCTAAAGACGGTACTCTTACAGCAAAAAGCGGTTGGATCTTAGGAAACATTCACCTTTCTGGTACAGAAACATTTGGTAACACTCAGTACACAATTTCTCCGGAAGCTTCAATGGATCTTAATGAGACTTCAAAATTGACTACAAACGAGTTTATTTTGGTTTCCACGATTGCAAAGGCCGCGCCGATGTCAGTTCTTACAAAGGCTGCAGCATTCGCAACACCGGTTCTGAATAGTGTTAAGAAAAGACTGATTCTAAAAACCAAATTAGCTTAAAAATGACTGTTGGGGAGTACGTAAAACTTAAATTATCGCAATGGTCGTTTGATTATTCCGAAGATCTTCTTTCTGCCGAGATTCACAAAGCGGGTATTGATCCATCTTCCGATTTCAGCGAGAACACAAACACAGATAAAGTTTTCTACAATATTCTCCCCGACATTCTTTTTGTTCCGAAAAGTGTAAGTGAAGGCGGTTACTCAGTAAGCTACAATACAGAAGGAATGACGGCTTATTACGAATTGGTTTGCAAAAGACTTGGGTTTCCAAATCTGCTGAACAAAAATACTATTACAGATATCACTCATAAATGGTAAAACAGTTTCCATACACTCTAAAAGTGTTTAAGAAGACAGAAGCAATCTATGACGAGGAAACGGGAAACTTTATTCCTGGTTCTGAAAATTGGATTTGTATTTCTAAATGCCGTGATGAAGGTAATGGAGGTGGTGGTAAAATAGTAACAGCTGATAGTGAAGTTTATGTTTACGGAGCGGTCATTTATCTGCCTTTATCTTGTCCGAGTGTTGATCTGGGAGCAAAGATTCAAGTGGTTGATAAATATGGAAACGTAAGGCTTTCCGGAGATAACAAACTATTCAAGAAAGAGCAAATGCACGCAAGGTTATGGGTATAGTGCCAAGATTCAATCAAAGCGACATTGATAAGATTTTCAAAGAAGCTGAAAAGCAAATGTTTGATAAGATTCTTAGAGTTCTCAGATATGCCGGAGAAATGGCAATAAATGAAGCAAAGAATAATGGAGCCTATCAAGATCAGACCGCAAACCTTCGTAACTCTATTGGTTATGTTATTTCAGTAGATGGAAATATTATTAATGAGAATTTTTCTGTTTCATCTCAAGGATTAATGCCAAGTACTGACAATGGACTTAGAATCGGACGGGAACTCGCATTATCAATTGCTCGCCAAAGTAGAAATATAAGTCTAATTGTAGTGGCGGGAATGAAGTACGCAGCTTATGTAGAATCGAAAGGATTGAATGTACTGACGAGTGCAGAACAGAGAGCAAATCAAATTGTTCCTGATTTATTGAAACAATTGAGAGTATGAAAAAAACAGTATTTGATGGTAATCAGTGGATTTTAGAACTACTCAATCAGAGTAATGTAAAAACCATCATTACCGGAAAGATATACAAAGGGAAAAGACCAATAGGAAGTATAAAAGAAGATATAGTCATTAATTCACTACCGATGACAAATGATTATTTACAAAATGGTGTTTTCAATGTCAATTGCTATGTGCCATATCTCTCAGTAAATATAAATGGAACTACTCAGAATATGCCCGACAATGTAAGATTAGAAGCTATTGCAAAGGCAGTTTATCCAGTTTTCGATGAAGTCTACAAAGACGATTATAATATAAGTGTTGAAAATCATACAACATTTGAAGAAGAAGCAGAAAAGGCAAGTTATATCAATTTCAGATTAAGCCTAAATGCTTATCCAACATTTAACTAAACAAAAAAAACAATAATGGGACTATTTAATTTAGGAGTTTCAGCCATCGAGTTAGCAGATATTGCCACTGATGGTGATGTAGGGACAGTATTCGCCCCTTTGGGTCAAACCCAAGAAGGAACAACAAAACTCAATTTTGCAGATGCAACAATCACAGAACTAAAGATTGAAGAAAGTTCAGTTGCTGCAGATTCTTATTCTGAGCCAGGAGAAAAGACCGTAGAATTTACTGTTGCTAATCCTGATCTGGACACCCTTGTATCAGTTTTCGGTGGTACTAAAACAGGAACAGGATCATCGGCTAAGTTCTCTGCTCCTTCTGGATCGGTTACTATCGAGAAATCGTTGAGAATTACACCAAATAAAGGTATGATTTGGACTTTCCCGAGAGTTTCAATCACTGCAAAATTCACAAGCGATGTAGGGAAAACTACTTGGGTGGGAGTTGTAGTAACCGCAAAAGTTTTACAGCCTACTAAAACAGGCGTTGCCGCTTGGGGTGTTACAGTGAAATCATAACTAACCATTTAAACTCAAAAAGCCTGTCTATTCTGGGCAGGCTTTTATTTAAAATTATATGGAAAATAAAGAGCAAGAAGAAATTAGTCTATTAACCGGAAACGGATTTCAATTTGAGACCTCTTTTTTCGGGCGTAAGATAAATTGGAATATTGGCAAGATTACACTTGGTAAGATGTTTCAGCTTTCAGATGTTTTTATCAAAATGAAAGTGGATGAAGAATCAGCCTATAGTACTGATCTATCCATTCAGATTCCTGCACAATATCAATCCGTCAGAGACAACGCCAAATTATGCGCAGAAGCTGTAGCTATCGCTGTTGATAGCAAGATTCCAAAATGTTTTTTAAAATGGCATTTCTTCAATTCTCTTGACGCAACCGAAACATCAAAATTCGCATTGGAACTATTGAAGTTCTCGAATTATCAAAATTTTATGACCTCTACGGTATTAATGAACGGAAATCGACCGACCAAGGCGATGCCGATAGAGTCTCAGGTTTAAGATCTATTTATGGAAGTATGGGGCAGATCTGCCATCATTTCAGTTGGACCTTAGACTACCTGCTTTGGGAAGTTGATTGGAGAATTGTACAGAGAATGCTAATTGATGCGCCTGATTACGATTCCGACAAACAAGAAAAAGAAATTGATCTTACAGAGCAAACACCTGAACAAATTCAGAGTATGCTTCAAAAATATAAATAATGAACAATAGTCAAGGGGCTTTATATTTCGGTGCAGGAATCGACACGGCACAATTTCGAAGAGACATCGAGACTATGCGACGTGATATTCTTGGATTGAATAATACAGTGAAAAATGAGACCAAACAAATGGATTCATCTTTCAAAAATCTCTCTATTGGAATAGCTGGATATTTCTCAGCATCTGCATTAATCGGCTTTACACAAGAGTTGATTAATGTACGTGGAGAATTTCAGAAGACCGAAATCGCATTTTCCACAATGCTCGGTGATGGTGGAAAAGCTACTGAGTTAATGTCTCAGATGGTTGATCTTGCAGCAAAAACTCCATTCTCTTTATCAGAAGTTGCCAACGGAGCCAAACAATTATTAGCATTTCAGATCCCGGCTGATCAAGTAGTAGATACTTTGACCCGTATGGGAAATATCGCCGCTGGTCTTTCAGTCCCATTGGCAAGAATTAACCTGGTTTATGGACAAGTAAAGGCGAAAGGTAAATTGATGGGTGATGACCTTCGACAATTTACAGAAGCCGGTATTCCGATGGTCGCTGAACTCGCTAAGAAATTTGGAAAAACTACTGGTGAGATTACCGCTATGGTATCTGCTGGAAAAATAGGATTCAAGGATGTTCAGGATGTTCTTTTTGGACTAACAAACGAAGGTGGAATGTTCTACAATTTGATGGAAAAACAGTCTAAATCCTTGTCTGGCCAGATCGCTAACCTTGGCGATTCTTGGGATCAAATGCTTAATAAAATTGGACAATCTAATGAGGGTTTATTAAGTAGTGGAATAGAAGGACTAAGCTATCTTGTAGAACATTATGAAGATGTAATAAAGATTCTAACAATTCTAGTATCTACATACGGGGCTTATAGAGCTGCGTTGATACTTACATCTGTAATACAAAAATCTATTGCTTTTGCGGAGCAATATACTGCAGCTATGAGATTGGCTCAGGGAATATCTGGAATGACCAGGGCGCAAATTCTATTTAATATTGCATCATCCGCAAATCCTTGGGGAGCTATTGCTGCTATTATTGGATTAGTAGTGTCATCATACATTCTTTATGGAGATGAACTAAAAAAAATATTAGGTATTACAAAAGAATTAACTAGCGCTCAAAAAGCTCAACAGGCGGTTAACGAAGAATTTGCTTCAAAATTTTCAAAATCAATGGCTCAGCAAAAATCAGACATACAAAGTTTGATCGGAGTTATTAGAAATGAGGCAGCAACAATTAAACAAAGAGAAGAGGCTTACAAAAAATTGATTGACATTTCCCCAGCATTCGAGGGGACACTTGACAAGCAATATAAGGCCACTCAAAAACTTGGGGAAGCATTCGGTTTCATTTCAAAGCAGATCGAAGCATACGCAAGAGCTCAATCACAAGTTTCAGTTAAAAATGACCAACTAAAAGAATATACTGAGAAATCTTTCTTGGCAGGAACATATAAAACACAGGTTGAAGACCTCACAAAAGAGAGAAATGCCCTAATTGCAAAAAGAGAAGAGTATAGAAAAACAGGAAAGGGAACAGCTGAGCTGACGGAAAAGATAAAAGACCTTTATTATCAAATTGAACCTTTAGCAGAGAAATGGCAAGAGGCAAATAACGCTGCCAAATCATCAGCGACAATTTATAATGGTACATCTAAGCAGATAAACAAAGTTGTTGGTGAACTTCAAAAAGGAAATGCCGTTTTGGAAGCTCAATTGCGTGGTGGTAAAATCGATGGTGTTGCATTCGGTGAAGATGTGAGAAAGAAATTGCAGATTCAATTGGATTCCAACAATAAAAGATTGAATCTTCTTATTGGTGTAGAACCCACACCAGATACATTATCAACAACATCTGTTGAAGGTTGGGCGGAAAAAATTCAGGCTCAAATTGATGAAATTACGGCAAAGATGCCAAAAGCAAAAACTGAAGGTGAATATAGAAGGTTAGAAGCGGAAAAGAAGAGATTGGAAGATATTCTAAATCCTCCGAAGGCTAAAAAAGACAATAAGCAAATTGCTGAATTTCTTCCTTTGGAGTCTATAAAAGAATTACAACAGCGTGCCCAGCTAATTCAGGAAGCTATGGATGTAGCTGTAAATAGCCAGGTCAAACTTAGAAAGCTTGATAAATACGGAAAGGATAAAGATAAAAACGGAAATCCATTTCTGACCGGAGAAGTAATTTCGTCGCAACAAGCATTTGACCAGATCCAAGCTATCAATGATAAGATCAAAGAAAAACAGATAAAATCTTTTGATGAACAAACCGCTGAACTTGAAAGAAGAATTAAAGTAAGAGATCAGATCATTAAAAGTGGTTATTCTAAAGAGGTCGCCGATCAGATGTTTCCAGATCTTGCAGGGAAAGATTTACTAAAGTCTTTACAAGCTTTACAAGCTGATCTTAATCAAACAATGTCATCCGGAAAAGGAACTAAAGTTACAGCTGATAATTACAGTAAAATTACAGCTACAATTGATGCTCTATTAGGAAAACAAAGTGCATTAGATAAGTTTAATGCTGATACAGATATTGCTCTTTCTAAAATTAGAACAGAGGCGGATAAGCTTCTTTATTTAAAAGATTTACAATCCGAACTTTCTGATGGTGATGTTTCAAATGGGTTTTACGCTTCTTTGCAAGAACGTATCCGTAATTCAGTAAAACAGCAGCAAGATGCTTACCAAAATCTACTAATAGAACATCAATCGTTTGAGGAAAAGCGAAATGAAATAGCCGACAAAGCATCAAAAGAAAGAATTAAAATTCTTGAAGATGAAACTTTGACACCAGAAAAAAAAGCTGAATTAACCAAATCTGTTACTAAAGAACAAAAAGAACAAACATCAGCATCGGCACTTGAAGAGTTTCAGAAATCAGACACATGGTTAGCTCTTTATGACAACATAGATAAATTAACTGTTTACCAAATAGATAAATTATTAAAAGAATTAGAATCAAAAGCTCCACAATTAACAAAATTGATGACACCTACTGATTTTAATTCAATAGTTAGCTCTTTCAAAAGTATTAAGAATAAAATATCAGAAGCAAATCCATTTCTTGGTTTGGTTAACTCATTTCGAGAATTAACCAAAGAAATGGGAGAAGGTGCAGAAGAAGCATCTGATACGGCAATATCAAAATTTAATAAAGTTGCTGATTCAGCAGGTGGAATTTTTAAAAATTTAAGTAAAGCAGTTGATGATTTAGATGAATTTCGAGGATTTCTAAGTGATAGTGCAAACGATGCATTAGGTTCAATTCAGGAATTTGCTCAAGGTGGAATACAAGTAGTTAAAACTACAGGAGATGCGGTTAATGGAATTAGCTCTGCGGTCTCAAATGCTTTAGATAATGCATCTTGGTCTAATTGGATTACCGCTATTATTCAAATTATTTATTTAGCTATAAAAGCTATTGTGTCACTAGTTTCTTGGTTGGGCAAAATTGGCGATAAAAGAAAAGAAAAACAAATAAAACGATGGGCTGATGAGGTTCAAAATCTAAAAGATCAATATGACGCTCTAAAAGAATCTATAGATAGAGCATTAGGTGAAGATGTATATAAGAATCAAACTCAAATGATTGCCAATCTGCGCGAACAGCAACGCCTTTTAAACGAGATGCGTGATAAAGAAAATGACAAGAAAAAAACTGATGACGGCAAAGTTGATGATTATAATAGTCAAATCAATGAAATAAATAATCAGATTAACGATATCTATGATAATATATCTCAAAGCATATCGCAAACTAACGCTAAAGATCTCGCATCTACTTTAGCAGATGCATTAATAGAGGCTTACGGCAAAGGCGCAGATGCAGCAGAAGCATACGGAAAGGTTGCGGATGATGTTATGAAAAACGCAGTCAAGAATGCACTTAAAATGCAACTTCTTGAGGGGCCCATGCAAAACATTATAAAGCAACTGATAAAAAACATGGGATTCAATGCTGACGGTACGGGTTCTTTTGATGGACTAACAGAAGATGAAAGAGCTCAGATAAAATCAATGATCGGCACGGCTTCCAATAATTACATTCAGGCTCTCGGTGCGTATTCGGATTTATTTGGTGAAGCTGCAGGAAATGCAAAATCCCTTGAAGGCGCTGTAAAAGGTATTACAGAAGACACAGCTTCGCTTTTAGCAGGGCAAATGAATGCTATAAGAATTATGCAAGGAGAAGCCTTGAAAGTCCATCAAGATTCAAATATCGTGTTAAAAAATAGTTTATTACAACTTACTCAAATCGAAATTAATACAAGGTATTTAAAATCGATCTTTTCAATTCTTAACTCTCAAAATTCAGGTGGTGCAGTAAGAGCGGCCGGATTAGTATAAAAATAACAAGATGAAAATAGGACAGGAAATAGCGTTGGAATTACGAAAAAGTAAAATTGAAATATGTGATGAATATTATCAGAATATGATGACATTTTCAAGCTATGCTCAATTGGCTATGATGTACTTTAAGGGTTCTGATTGGTCAATGGAGAATGATTTCCCGACCGTTGATATTTTGAGAAAACATAAAGAGGGTTTGCTCCCTTGTGGTATGATGACGGATGTTTCTGAAACGTATTCAAATAGAAGGTATTTAGCAATTTTAGGTAATTCAAATTCTGTACTTAAATATGATGCTTTTTCAGTTGCAGAAATTATAATACGACATAATTCTAAGGTGCTAATTCAAGCATCAGGTAATGCATTTTTAGTAATTAACATAATGGACAATGCAGAAATAGAAATTGAATGTATTGAAGATGCTAAAGTTTCAGTTTATGACTACGGTCAAAATACTAAAATAATAAGTGAAGGAAATGTAAAAATAATACCATCGAAATGGCAGAACTGATTTATTCTTTAAACGGTAAATATTTTAAGGATTATGGTGTTATCATAAGTACCTCAGATGGTTTATTTGATGGCTTAAAACCTAAAAAACAAAATACCTATGATTGGCCTGAGTATTCAGGAATAAACGCAGATATTACTCAGCAAAAAAGATTCGAAACACGAAAATTTACTTTAACAGGCTTTGTTAAAGGAACGGACTGGAATGATATGTTGAATAAATTTTGGGAAGTATTTGGGGATTTAAATAATCCAGGCAGACAAAGATTATTAGTAGATCCCTTCGGAATTAAAACTTTAGTTTATGATGTAACATTGGAAGATACTATTGATATTAAAAAGAGCTTTAGAGATGGTGTTTCATACGCGACTTTTACGATTAAACTTGTGGAGCAAAAGCCAATTAAAAAAATACTTTATACAGATAAATCAAGTTTAGAATTGTCATTTACAACGCCAAAATGGGTTGAAGTTAATATTGATGGAAATATATATAATCGTAAAGGTATTGTTGAAATTGAAACAGAATTATCCTATAGAAATGTTGGAAAATATGCCTATAACGGGCGTAATTTATTACTTAATAGCTCATTTAATAAGCAGTTAGATAGATGGGGAATATTAGGTGATGTATCTCTGACAAATGAAGAAGGATCATTAAGATTGTTATTTCCGGCTAATACTGTATCTGGGATTTATCAGGTAATCGATTTGAAAGGATATGAAGGAGATATCAATGTGTCATTCGATGCTAAAGCTATAAATACCGGATGGAATAATGATTTAAAGATCGGTATTGAAGATAAAGCAGTTGTGACAGGATTCGGTATAAATGATGTATCCGACTGGACACGATTTGTTATCTCTCTTAAATTATTAACCATAACTAATACTTGTTCATTTATATTCTACAAAAATGATAATTCAACACCTTTAGAGATTGATATAAGAAATTTAAAGGTGGAAAAAGGTAATGTATCACCCTGGTCACCTGCACCTGAAGATATAAGTTACATATCAATAGCGGGTGAAATAGATGAAATAACAGGATTAACGACTAATGCAGAAGTATTATGGGAGAAATTATAATTCATAGAGGTTTAGAAACCATAGATTTATTCAGTTTGATTCCATTCTGTACAGTTACTAATGCAAATCACGTACAAGATTTACTTTCAGTTGACAGGCTTGAAATCACTTTGGAATCAACAAACCCTATGGTTTTTTATCTGGGTGATTACATCATTCACGAAGGTAGGAAATTCACGTTGAATATGAATCCCAAACTTCAAAAAGAAAATGATAGTCATTATATTTATAATTTGAATTTTGAAGGCGTACAATATGATCTTTTACGTAAAAAGTATTTCAATTATGATACTAATGGCTTTTATACTACTGGCGACTTTCCTCTTACCGGTGAAATAAATGTTTTTCTTGCTACACTTTTAAACAATGCTGAAAGAGACGAGCAGGAATATGATTGGATTTTAGGCACGTTTCCCAATGATACCGAAACAAAGACAATAACATTTGATAATGCAAATTGTCTGCAGGCGTTACAAAACATCTGTCAGGAATTTGAGCAAGAGTTTGAAATAATACAGAACATTGGCGCAAAGACTAATACGCTAAACATAAAAAAAATTGGTACTACACTACCTTATTCTTTTGAATATGGAATGGGAAATGGTTTATATGGTCTTGATAGAGATAATGTTTCGGAAGGGCAGGTAATAACTCGATTGTATCCCTATGGATCAACGCAGAATATACCTACAAAATACAGGAACTTTTCTCCAAGATTGAAACTTCCGGATAGCTTTGGAGATTATGTACAGGATAATGCGAAAGTGGCCTTGTATGGATTAGTTGAGGAAATAAAAAATTATGATGATATTATGCCAACATTTAAAGGCATTATATCAACAGTTGGAGTAATTGACACTACTAAAAACACAATGTCATTTACTTGTAATAATATGGACTTTGACCTTAATGAAAAGGACATAGACAATGTTTCAACTAAATATTTAATTTCCGGAACTCCTGCTAAAATTCACGTTAATAAAGGGAATCTTTCAGGTTATGAGTTTGAGATTCATAAATATACCCATGCAACAAAAACTTTTGAAATAAAGCAATTTATTGATGAAAGAGATCAAAAGTTTCCGGACACTACTACTATATTCACGTTTGCGCCTGGTGATGAGTTTACTCTGATTGACATTATTATGCCTGATGTCTATATCGAAAATGCTGAAAACAAATTAAAGGAAAAAGCAATTGAAGATTATGCAAAATTATCACAAAATAATGTCAAGTATTCCCTTGATATTGATCCTTTGTTTTTCGCTTCCGTTGGTGGTGGTCTTGATACTAAGCATTTGGGTATTGGTGACTATATTCACATTAAAGATGTTCCGCTTGCTATTGATAAAACAAGCCGGATTATATCGTTAACCCGTGATCTTTTAAATTTTGATGGGTATAAATATTCTGCGGAAATTTCAGATACTTATGAAATATCTCTTGTCACTCAAATATTGCAGGATATAGAAACTGTTTCTACACAAATACAAACTGTTACTGTTAGGAATAAAGAAGCGATGCTTTCAGGATACCGAAGAATGCTTGAGCTTCAGGGGTTGGTTTTTGATCCGGATGGATATTTTGATCCGGGCAACATTAAGCCTAATTCAATAGAAACAAATATGCTTTCTGTTGGCGCAAAATCCCAACAGCTTACATTGGAAAATGTCGTTTTTACTGCAAATAAAAATAACAATCCTAATTCAGTAAGCATATCAGGTGGCACACTTGTGCATTTTTCTATTGATGAAGCAGGAATTAAAGAATGGACATTACTTCCTATCAATCAAATACTGCCTAACGATGTGCCATATTATGTTTATGCAAGGGTTCAGAGAAATTCAAGTGCCGGAATATTTGTAATAACTACAGAACAAAGAAAATTTGATTCAGAAAATGATTACTACAATTTTTTAGTTGCTGTTTTATTCAGCCCTCAAAATGGAGTTCGTTTGATGGAATTAATGTATGGATCAACATTTATTCACGGCAGAACCGTCACAACTGGAAGAATTCAGTCAGTCGATGGTCTAACCTGGTTTGATCTCGATACCGGAGAAATAAGAGGTAAGATTGAGTTCTCAGACGATAGCCCTGCATATCTCCAATTACAAAGCGGAGGCGAAAATCTTATTTATGAAGAAGATGATTATTACAACTTTATCCCAGACACAGAAAGGTATTTTGATAAATCATTGAAATACGTTTTTTCAGTCGATATTAAAAACACATTCAATTTAGCAAACGCTACAATTTATCTGATTGGAAAAAAGAATGGGGTTTATAGTGTTTTGGGAGAAAAAGCTTTTTTATTTCCACCAGGAAGCGGAACTATTTCCAGAATGTTTATTTCTGCCGATTTCAAAATCAACGAATACCAAAGATTATTCTGTAAAGTGATTGGTGCAGATAACGAAGACTTTCCTCTTTCTAATCCAAAACTTGAAACGGGTGGAGTTGCGTCTGATTACAGTGAATCACAATATCTCATTAATAAAAGAATAAGTGATATTGAAAACGCAGCAAACTGGTATAAAACAACTATTACCGGAAATGTAATTACTACCGGAACTATTCTCTTGGGAAATTATGAGACTGGTAGTAATGCAGGTATGACAGGAGAGGGAACGGTTGATGATGTGTTTCTTTGGGCAGGTTCTACTTTCTCAGGACGAAATACTGCACCTATCCGATTTTATAGAAATGGCTCAGGATTTCTTCAAAACGTAACAATTGAAGGGGTATTGAAAGCCGGAAGAATAGGCGGAATTAATGGATGGGTTGTAACCGAAGAAGACATAACGAGTGAAAAAGGAAATATAGTTTTTCAAAGTGAAGAAAAGACAGGAGGAATCCCGGATGTTTTTGTTGGTCTTGGATCAACTGTGAATAATTACTTTGCTTACCCATCTTCATACTCTGTAAATTTTATAGCGCAGAATAATAAAAAATACCTTTCTCCAACAGGAAAAATAAATATTGGTTCTATAATTACTGCCTCAAACGCAGGCGTAAATATGGCGTTAATGCTTAATGCTTCAGGAGGTACAACAAACAATGCTCTTCAAATTGAAAGCGGAGATATTGTCGTAGGTTCTAAAGTAGGATTCACGGGCATACGCCAAATTGAGAAGTGGTACGTAGAAGTAACAAAGGGAATAATAACAAACTTAACATTCGTAGGATAAAATATAAAAACAATGAGTACACCAGTTCAAATAAACATAACAGAATCAGCAGCGCCTAAGAATGCAGCAACAGTAGATCAAGGTCTTTTAGTAGGGAATTCATATACAAAACAGCAAGTTTTAACTGCAATTAACGATAAGATAGGTAATGTTGTATCAGGTTTTAAAGAAGGGATTAATCCTACAACGCCAATTCCTACAGGTGGATGGGAAAGAGGAATTTATATTGCTGAGGTTTCTGGAACTTACACGAATGCTGGTGGTATTGTAGTCGATTTGACATACGGAATGACATTTCTTGTGTATGATACTAATTGGTCGAAAGTAGTAGTTCCAACGTTAACTGCAGAAAAGGAATTTAATGCTACAGATGATATAAAACCATCAACGATGAAAGCGGCCTATGATGCATCTCCCATATTTATTGAAAAAGCATTTGAAGGGACAGAATTTATCTACAGCACATTAGGAAAGGATTTGAATTATACAATGACCGCTCCTAACTACGCACCGTCTTTTTTTCAATGGAATACATCCTATTTATCAAAAGCGGCAGTTATGACAAAATTGAAAATTTGGTCAGGAAGTAATGCAACTTTAAAGTATTACCACATTTCATCTAACGGGGTTGTTAAGGGATCGTTTACAACACCTGTTGTAATTGGAATAAATGAAATTGATTTAAATATAAATGGAGCAGTAGGTGATACTATAGGAATTCAACCAGTTAATATGACAATCGGACATACAGCAGGCACGCCAGATATGCAATATTCAAATGGTGCCGGAGGTTTTAACAACGGATATCTAGCATATACTGTCGATGTTAAAGAAGATGGTCCGGACGGTTATTCATTGGAAGAGATTAAATCATTGTTAAGCAAAGTAAGAGATAATACACTTGCGAAAACATCAATCGAAGTAAGCAGGATTACTATAGAAGGTCAATCAAACGCTTTAGGCGTTGGTTTCAGATCTGGGTTACTTGTTCCACCATTCTCAAATAAAGATCTTGACTGGACAAAAGAGTTTTCAAGGGTGTTTATATGGAATCCGAAAACTACTGCTTATGAAAACATTAAAATAGGCGTAAATAATATGGCTTCTTGGGATGCTGATTATACAGGTGGGCCGCCAACACCGGAAGCAACTTTTGGCTGTGAGATAGGAGTTGCATTATTGTGGCTCCAAACAAATAAGCAAGGTTATTTATTTATTGATAAAAATGTTGGTGATGGAAAGCCTATTTCGTATTTCCAAAAAGGAACTGGATATTATACCGAAAAGAAAATAAGGAGAGATGGCGCAAATGCTTGGTTATCTGCACGGGGATTTAATCCTATTGAAATTGGGTTTATATGGGTGCAAGGTGAAGGGGATATGGCTCAGACGAAAGAATACTATAAAACGCAATTAACAACATTAGTTAATGACAGAAAAACAGATGAATTCATAAGCAGTTTTACAAGTATAATAATTACTCAAGTCCCTGCCGGTACAGGAAATTATGGTGCAGGAGTGGCAAATGCAAAGGTAGAGTATGTAAACGAAAATGAGAAAGCGAGATTAATAAACTATACAAATAACTTTAATAGTGATAATGTACATTTAAATACAGCAGGTCAAATAAATTTAGGCTTGGATTCAGCGAAAGAGGTGTTCCTAACTGAAAAATATTCTATTGCGGATATTGACGGCAAATCGAATTGGACAATTTGATAGTTTATTTGGATTTAGGCTTTGAAAGGTAAATTGGGTTTCCATAACCGCTAACATCATTTTCAGTATCCAAATACTCTTCCTTTTTACAATATAAACATCTTCTCTCTAAATGATTTCTATCGTAATATTTCCAATTGTGAATACCTAAAAAACAAAATAGACGCTTCATTTATAACTAATTAAGGTGCAAATATATTAAAATTTAAAACCCAATGAAAACAAAATTAAACAAAATCTATCATCAATACTTTCCGGAGATAATTACTGGTGTTTTGTTATCTCTGATCATAATTACTGGATTAATGGTATTCAGTATTTATAGTGGTAATGAGATACAAGAAGGTCAACAGACATTATTACAGAATGATAAAACGGCAATGAAGATGCGTAAAGAATTCAAGGTAAAACAAGATAAAGCTTTGGAACTTATGGATTTGATTAAAAAAGAAAATGGAGGATCTAAAAAGTAAAATCCCTACGGTAAAAGAATTAGTAGATAATGGTGAAAAAGCAGCGGAAACCTTTGAAAAAAGACCTACAGGAAGCTTTGTTTATATTATCCTTTTACTTTCGATTGGAATGTCTATTTATTTTGCTTACACAGCAAATGAAGCTCAAAAACAGCTTAATAAAATGGCACAAGACGCATTTAACCTTGCGATCCAAAGTAAGGCACAACAGCAGGTAATAGAGGTTCAGGGAAATGTAATTGATTCAGCGAAGAATTATATCCAGGATTCAATAAAGCCAGTAAACGTAAAGAACTATAAAGGAAGTCTAAAAATTAAATCAAAATGAAACTAAGAAATATTTTAACAACAGCATTAATAATTGTCTTACTTCTCTCTCTTGGGGCGAATGTATGGCAATATTATAGTCCAAGAACAATTAAAGGTGAAACGGTATATCTTGAAACCGATAATTTACCTCCCACAGCAATCACAACATTACCAAGTGGTAATCAATCCGCAACTTCACAAACACAAAAAGATTATAGTCATAAGTCTGCATCCGCTAAAGAATTGCTGAGTATGGTGTTTAGCATTCCAGATCTTGAAAACGTGAAGCAAATTACACAATTGACGTCGGTAAATGCATCATTAGAATTAGCACTGTCTGAGAAAGATATGGTGCTGAACGATAAAGACAAGCAATTGAAGGAATGGAAGGATAAATATAATTCCGTAAAGGTTGATAATTCAACGAACACTGTAGATGTTAATTCAGAGGTTTCGCCAAAAATAGCAAACTCGGAAAAGCGTGAACATTGGTTCGCTCCTAAAATACCTTACACCACAATCACATCGGAAAATCCGGCGATTAAATTTTATGGAGTCGAATCTTATACTTTCAAAAATCCGCAAACGAAAAACATCTTAGAATTGACGCTTAATGCTGACACCGGACAATTTTTAAATGATGCAAAAATTAATCAAGGGTTGAGATATTATGATTCAGAATTCGAATTAACATTTAACCCGGATGGGAAATTTAGAGTTTTTGGAAATGCAGGATTAAGGACTTATGACTTTAAAAACGCATCCCCTTACTATCAATTAGGATTGAAATATTTATTAATAAAATTATAGCAATGAAAACACTAACAGAGCAAGACTACATAAACGCAGCCAAAGAATTAAACTGCGAGGTTGCAGCAATTAAAGCGGTTGCAGAAGTTGAAAGTAGAGGATCGGGTTTCCTTCCATCCGGCGAGCCGAAGATACTTTTTGAACGTCACAGATTTTTCAAATACACAAATGGGAAATATGCGGTTACAAATCCTGACATCTGCAATAAAATACCAGGTGGTTACGGCAAAGAATCCGAACAACACGCTAAACTGCAAAGAGCATCAGCTTTAAATCGTGATGCAGGACTAATGTCTTGTTCTTGGGGGAAATTTCAAGTTATGGGCGATAATTGGCAGAAATTAGGTTACAAGTCTTTACAGGAATTTATCAATAAAATGTACGAATCTGAAGCCGGACAACTCGGTGCATTTGTTCGATATATCAAGAATTTCGGACTTCAAAAGCATTTACATAATAGGAATTGGACAGAATTTGCAAAGCTTTACAATGGTCCAGGATATAAAGCTAATAACTATGATGTTAAGATGCTAAGTGCTTATAATAATTATTTAAAGTAATAATACCTATTGATCGTCATCCTTAATGAAGTTAAATTTATGCGTCATTTTGTGGCTTTACATTTGCAGGATAAAACTCAGAAATGTTGATAATTAATGTACGTGATAATTGCGTATTTCAAAAATCTTTTTATATTTGCCACAAAATAGCTACAAACCACTTTACTATGAAATGTTTAAAACAAATTACTTCTAACAAAAAACCTATAGCGCCAAAGCCTATAAGGAAGGGATGGACTACATTAGATAAGGCTAATGATATTAGATTGTCTGATGTTAAAAGAATGATTATTTATACTCCAAACACTGGTAAGTCAAAACAAATTAGTGTTAGTTGGTAAAGCTATGAGTTCGTTATACGAATTTTACAATAAAAGATATTGTCCGGCAAAAGTAGCCGGACATTTTATTAAGGATGAATACCAATTCTACTTTAAATCTACAAAATCTAAATTACGATACTGTGTTGAGGGAATTTATCATGAAGAAAATTTTTTTGCTCTAAAGTATTACTGTAAAACTCACAAACTTTCTAAAAATAAATACAGTATTCATACAAATACATTTGAGGCAAATAAAATTATTGATTCTTGCCTGCAGGCTATTCCCTTATTAATTGATATTCATCCAGATTGCTCCTTTGTAGCGGTAGGCGCGAGGTCTATTAAAAGTGAAAGTGCAGAGCCGGCTCAAAACAATAGAAGATATAAGATATATTGTCAAAAATTAATGAATATTTTCGGCTCTAATAATGATTATGTAATGATAATGCTACCGGATATTAGCGGAATGGCTCTCATCTATGTAAAGGATCTGGACTTTAGCACTCTTCGTACCAGAAGAAGAGCAATAAGACAGAGGATCGCAAAAATTAAAAAAGTTGTACTCGATTGCTATGAGGACATACAAATTTTAGAAATTTAATATAATTAATTCAGTTACATGTACAATGTGAAATATCCCTTATTATAAGTGTTTTTATTATTTATTCAAAAAATATAAAGGTTCATTAAGTCCTTCTTGTTTCCTAATTTTCTTTTCCTTGATTAATTCAGAAAGTAAATTCATTATTTCTTCACGTGGTAAAGCGACCGCTTGAGATATTTTAAAGAAGTTGGACCCGGAGGCATTTCCGTAGATTGCGAATTGCGATTTAAGAAATTCAATAATTTTATCTTTCATAGCTTTCAAATCTAATCAAATTATTTTCCATTTCCAATTTGGTGAATTGGTTTTGCTTTATCACAATATAAATGTGTGAAATAAGCTTTTTTTCCAGTTTTAGGATCTTCGAAAATTTCAGTTTGTAATCTAATTGTGAACTCCCAAAAATCCCACATTCTCATTTTCTCCTGGAATGGATTAAACGTGCAATGAACCTCAAAAAATTGCTTTTTACTGTCGCCGTGGAACTCGACAATAACACTTTTTGCTGTAGGATCTACAGACTCCCTGATATTTCCTTTCAATTTCATATTTCAAAATTGATACATTCTCAATTCACCACAAAATAATTTTCGTTACAAATTATAACAATTTAATTTGCACAGATTTTGTAGATTAGTTTTTCAAAAAAAATAGTATGTGCTATAATTTCAACAATAAAAATGTCAGCCTTGAAAAAGCCGTAAAAGATTTTAATGCTGAAAAAACAGATCAGGAATTCAATTTAGTTGGAAGTGTAAACGCTTTCGTAATTAATAAAATTCCAACTATTCCGGCGATTGTCAATTATAATGGTATTGTGTTAATGAATACTTTTTGGGGAACTCAGGAAAAAGCAGATGCGCCAACGAGAGGAAAAAACCTGCAGTCTGAGAAAACACACACATTCTACAAAAAGATTCAAAATAATAGATGTTTGATTCCTGCATCATCTTATTACGAGCATAAAACAATATTTCTACCAGGAAAGAAAATATCTATAAAAGCAAAGCACGAAATGTTCTGGAAGGATAAAGCTCAGTTTTATATTGCAGCGTATTATGATACTTATTCGGATGGAAATTTAGGTTTCGGATTAGTTACTACATTGCCAAATCCAACACAAGCGGAAATTCACGATAGAATGATAATAACACTTGATGAAAAAGCTGGTAGGGAGTTCTTAGATCAAAGACCTATTGAAGAATTTCAATATCCAAACTACTCACCTAATTTGGAATATTTAAATCTTGAACCGGAAAAAATACCAACATCTTTATTTTAATTGCTATGACAAAAGAAAATACCTTAATAATACTAAAACAAGCGTGGGAAGATAATAAAGATGTGCCTTCGTTATTCTTTGAAAATGCAATTGGAATCCTTCAATATGCAGCGGTCCAGAAAAACATAGAATTCGATGGTTATTTTCGGACTAAATGGGAAATCGCTGCAGACCATCCTATGACTTTTGATGAAAAATATTTCGAAAACGAATATCGTTCGGAGCTTTATGTTTACTTATCTGCAGAAGCGGATTCTGAAATATTTGAATGCTTAAAATATGCTTATGATATTGTTCACAAAGAAAAGCTTACGACTAATATTCTGCATAAAGAAATATACACCCTGAAAGAACAAGGTGTAACATTTTAAATCCAAAAATAGTAAATATTCATTGCTATTAAATATAATATGCAGATCCAGATTATAAGTCCTATGATTTTGATTCTTTTATCGGGATTTTTGAACAATACCAGATCATCGAATAGTTCTTTTATTTCTTCTTTAAAATCTTTCATAATTAAAAATAGTTATTAGGTTTTGGTTTTGTTTACGGGTTTCCGTAATCTAATGGTATTACTTCTCTTTGCCTGTTTGGTCAAAATAGATGTTGTTCTTTCTTCCTTCTAAGTTCATATCTTACTCTTTAATTGTTAGTTCTTCGTTTGTGAGGGCGAAATAAACGTTCTGGATTTGGTGTAGAAATTCAACAATGCATAGGTATCTTGATTGCATTTCCACGAGCGAAAAATAACATACATCTTCTTTTACCATTACCGAATATTTATCTTTAGTGAAATAATCACATCCCGAGATCTTAGCATTCGATTTCTCAAACCCTAATTTCAAAAGTATATCTTCACTTAGAGGAATAGGATTTATGTCTTTGATTGATAATTCCACAATTCCTTTTCCTCTATCGCAGGAAACTCCTGATTTACTGATCAATTTTACTTTGAAAAACATTGAATTATATTCTACATAATTTTCCAAGCGTAGTGTATTTGCTTCCATAGATTAAATTTTTGATTGTTTTAAGAAATGTCTTCCCGCCTCTTCAATGATATATTCAATAAGATGTTTGCGAGCGTTCTCAGTTGCATGTCTGAAATCTTCACATCCACAGTCTTTGCTTACCTCGTTTAATATTTGCAGTAGACTTTTCATTTTGGTTGTTTTACTGATTGGATTAAAGAATCGATTTCATTTTCTTGATCTCTTGCAATGCTCGTTAAATCATCAAATTCACTTCCTTCTGTATAATCAGGATGCGCCAACATTGATAATTTTAATGATTTAATGGTTTTGCTTGCTCTCCCCAACATCTCAATCAATTCTGATTCTCGGTCGGGAACTTCTTCAAGCCAGAAATCAGGTGTATCACACTCACATTCCATTTCAAATGAATACCAATAATCGTTTTCTTGTACAACTGCAGAACAAGACTCTCCACTTTCCCAAATCACAGTTATTCTTTTATCTAATTCCGGCAGTCTTTCGCTCACAGCGACTTTAATATATTTTTTAGGTTGTTCCATAGCTTTTGCTTTTTTATCGCATTCATCGCACGGTAAATTGCCATACTCACGACAATAGGTGCATTTATCTTTATTATTCAATTCCATAGCTAAAGTATAATGTCAAAATATTCTCTTTTAGGTGTAGATTGATTATAATCTTCGATGTCGCAATCAACTCTGAAACTAATCTTTTTGTTTTCCATAATATCTATTGTTTATTGTTAATATTTATTTTAGTGGGTGGTTAAGTCCAGCTATCAAATTTGTAAGTCTCTTTTCTCGATAAAAGTCGAAACTTGTCATTTGGATTATTTGCTCTTAATTCATTCAGAAATTCAATGGCTTTTTTCTTGTCTAAGAATTCACAATGTTTACCTCTTTTTGTGTGAGGAATTAATTTTGGAAAACCTTCGTCTAAAACTTGAATGCTGTAATAAGTTGTGTTCATAATATATTTTTATAGTTATTAATTTTTGAACAAATCCATTTGCTTAATAAGATTGTCAATCTTGTCGAATATCGCTTTGCCTTTAGGTTCGCCAAGTTATACCAGAATAAAGGCTTTTCTGTATTTTCGATAGGATAAGCAACTCCGAAATCTGTTTTAACAGGTTCGCCTTGCCAAAAGTATTTTTGATTGTTCATAATTAAATTTTTGAATGGTTAAGAGAGTAAGTCGGGGTTGTCGTAAATATTTCCGATGATTTCATTTTCCACCCAGATATAATTTGATTTATCTGATTTTAGTCTAGCATCAGGAAATTCTTGATATTCTTCCATATCAACATCTACAAAACAAGCGTCACCATCGTCCCAAAGAATAACTACTTTATTTCCTTTTCTATCTTGCATTATATCACCCTCATATATCTCTTTTCCGTTCTTGTCTTTTAATCCAGCGAATTGACCAACTGAATCAGGAACAACAGGATAAACTTCTATTGTTGATATATGAATAGTCGGATGGAAATTTTTATTTGTATGTGTGAAATATCCATTAACCCATTCTTTTGTTTTTGAGTCGCTTCTTTTACCGCGAAATTTTATTGTTCTCATAATTCTGTTATTTGATTTTACCCGATTATTTTTTATTTAAAGTCTGATTAAGATGATTAAAAATGTCTCTGAAAATAGAGTATTGCTCTTGGTTAGGTATTGCAGATAAATATTGATGTGCTACAACTTTGCTTTTTTCATCCCAAACCAATCTTGCTTTTTCAACACCTACTACAAAAAATCTATTTGGAAATTTTCGCCACTGGGTGATTTTACCGTTATCAATTAGTTCTTGTAATTCTGTCGGGATTGATTGAGCTTCTACATTTGCAATTTTGCCTTTTTCTATTTCGATAGCATTCTTTGTTTTTTCGATGCTGGCTTTCTGATTACGGATTGCTTCGTTCTGTTTGTCCCATCTATTAAATGTAGCTTGTCCGTTTCGCTTGTCATTCATTGGCTGTCCGTTTGCTCTCTTTACATCTGCAAAGTGATTATCTAATCTTCTTTGCAGCTCAGCTTCTTTTTTGACTAAAGAGTTTTCTAATATTTCAAGTCTGTTTGATTTCATAAGTCTCATATTTATTTTTCAAAGATACAAAGTTTTATTTGTTATACAAACATTTATTTGTGAAATACAAAGTTTTATTTTATTTTTGTTGAAAATAATTTGTATTATGTATATTCGCAGAATGGTTAGAAGTCAAACAAATATTGATATTGAAATGGCAAAGCGAGGGATTAGAACCGATTCAGAACTTGCAACAGCACTTGGATTCTCACAACAGCAATTATCATATCGGATAAATGGCAAAATTTCTATGGATACATTGGAGAGATTGGCGTCATTTTTTGAAACAACCGTTAAAAAACTTCTAAAAGATTAATTTCTTCCCTCACGATAGACTAACCTACACTCTAAAAATAATTTTAGTGATTATTATTGTTTCTCTATCAAATTCCATTTTTACGTTTTTGCCCTGAGTTAGTATTAATTACCGATACTGTTAGTCTTTCCCTTTGAGCCGTTGATTTGGCAGTTCGGAAATTTGAATATTGCTCTTTGAAAGCCTCAATCTTATCTGCGTTGTCGTAATCTTTCAGCCACGCTGTCTTATCGGCGGCGATTTTTTCTATTAATTCTATTGCTAAACTCATAATTTAAAAAGGCATTTGATCACCTCCAAATGCATCGGCCGGTGACATTGTTGGAATAATTTCTTTTGGTTCAAATACTTCGTAAGCTCCGAGGTCGTGGAATTTCTGATGTTCCGGAGTCCAACCGACAACTAAATCACTTTCTCCGCAATGGCGGTTCTTGGCCGATATTAGTAAAGCTTTGCCGGCCGTCGAAGTTTCATAATTAAATTCCTCTTCCCACATTTCAATTCCGTATGCTTCCGGTCGGTATGGAAAAAGAATAATATCAGCATCTTGCTCTATGGCTCCGGATTCCCTCAAATCTGAGGTTTGTGGTTTTTTACCTGGTCTCTTTTCTACTTCACGACTCAACTGAGAAAGTGCTATGATTGGGATATTTAATTCCTTGGCCAGCATCTTTAATTCTCTGGAAATAAATGAGACCCTATCAATCGTGCTCATTTTTGCTTTTGTGGTGATCAGCTGTAGATAGTCAATGATTATCATTTTAGTCCGTTTTTCATTGGCCACCATTCTGACACGGCTTTTAATTTCTTCCCAAACAAAAACAGAATCATCGTAATAAAAAGGTATTTTTTCCAGATCGGCACAATTGAAAATCTTTTGTAAATCTTCATCTGTGAATCTTTTCTTACGGATTCTATTTGATGAAATCTGAAGCTCGTTTGCAATTATTCTTTTGTGAAGTTGAATATTGGCCATTTCCAATGAAAAGAAGTGAACTGGATAATCATTAACAGCTGCGAATCTTCCAAGTTCTAAGGCTAAGGCCGTCTTTCCCATCGCAGGTCTTGCTGCAATAATTATCAGATCTGAGTTCTGCCATCCTTGATTTTCCTCTTGTAATTTTTTGAAAGGAATTGGAACGCCAGGAACTGTTTCAGACCTCACATATTCGATAAATTCTTTATGAACATCGGAAAGCGATTTAATAGGCTTTTGGCCGGATAAGTAATTTTGAATCCTTGTAGTTTCGGAAACTGTGAAATCCAAAACATCGAAAACATCATTCTTATCATCGTATGCTCTGGAAATAATATTGTTTCCTGCTTCAATCATCGTTCTAAGTAGGTATTTCTCCCAGATAACACGACAATGGAATTCTATGTGAGCTGATGAACTAACTGCCATAGAAAGATCAATAAGAAACATATCACCTCCGGCCATATCCAGGCTATCTGTTTTTTTTAATTGCTGAATGATCGTTGCTAAGTCTACTGGAATGTTCTTTGAACTTAAAAAATCAATTGCTCTGTAGATCTCCTGATGTCTTGGATCGTAGAATACTTGATAATTATCTTTGATAACCTTTTTAACGTGATCTAAGCCTCTTGAATCGATCAGACAAGTTCCAATGACCAAAGTCTCAAAATCGACCGCATTCGGCGGAATAATACCCTTATGGATCATAGTTTCTTTCTTTTAGGTGTTGGTGTTGTTTCAGATTTAGTTTCAAACTTTTCTTTATCACTTTTTAACCAAGTGGAAGCGGTCAGATAAAGTGATTTGTATTTGTTATTTGCTTTGTAGTTTTCTATCCGGTCAAGAATATCATCTATCTTAGATTTACTATATCCAAATCCTTCCAATTTTTCAAACTCTTCTTGTGAAATACTTAAATGAGAAAATGATCTGTAAGGTTTTGGCTTTTCGTTCGTTTTCCCTTCTACTTCATCTTCTGTTTCTGTTTCTTCTTCAGGCGGCGGTATGTCCGCAGGTTGCTGACAAGTTGCCGACATAAAATCATTTAACTCATTTTCAGATATTTGCGGATGTTTTGACTTTATCGTTCGCATTCTTTGACCGAAATTGATAATGTGTAAATATCTTTTGTTATCAGCTGTGTAGAGGGCAATCAATCCGGCTGAAACTAACTCTTGTAGCCATCGGGAAATGTCGGTTTCTCTAATATTCTTTAGCGGAAAACAAAAAGAATTAATCAATTTTGGGTTTGCGTGATAAGCTCCTAAATCATCGGCTTTCATCATCACTCTGAGTAATAGGACTTCTGCCTGAAAAGAAATACCATCGATTCTTTCGCTATCGGTCCAATCTCTAATAATTCTATTTGGCATCTTGTTGTGTTTAAAATAAAGTAGGGGTTAGTAATTCTTAAATTGAATATTCTGTGAAAAGATTTTCTCCAGCTTTGTCCATTTCAGTTTTGGCAAATCCAAATTCATCAATATCTCTTTACCGTTGGATGGTTCTTTCAATCCAGTCTTTTGCTTTTGGATAAAATTCTTTATCAATCTCAAATCCGTAAGCCTTTCTATTTAATTCGATTGCTGCCACTAATGTGCTTCCACTTCCGGCGCAAGGATCAATAACAACTTCGCCTTCATCTGTGAATAATTCAATCAATCTTTTAAGCAATCCGATTGGCTTCTGTGTTGGGTGTAATTTTGGATAATTATTTATATCTTCATCTTCTACCCATTCGATGCAATTCATCACCATTTTGCCTTTGTTATTGAACTTTGGAAGCTTCTCACGGTAAAGCAAAACGCCATACTCACAATTGCCTACAATTTTCATATTTGCTTTCAATACCTGAGCGGAGAACTTCTTACGGAAAATCAAAGGGATATAATTATTAAGTCCGTGCTTTTTACCGAGTTCGGCTATGTCATACATTTGATTGAAGGCGCAAAAAACTATCATTGCTGGTGCCTTCCCTTTCTCCTTTGGTTCTGGTTTTAACATCTTTGAACAGAAATGCATAAATTCAGCAGGTTTGAAATTCTTATCGGTCATAAAGAAATCAGTTCCTGCAAGTGCGCTTTCTCCGTTGGCATTGTCTCCGTCATTATACCAGGCTGGATTTGATGCGTAGGCTTTATTTCCAAGGTTGTAAGGAATATCAGCGATAATCAATTGAGCCTTTGGTATGTGATATTGCTTGTAGTTCTGATGGTGGTCTCTGTATATCATAATTTGTGTTTTTATGATTATACTTGCTCTGAACAACGAACGATTGAAATCATATTATTAACATCAGTTCTGTGTTTACGCGTTTCAAGAACCTCGATAATATTTAGGTCTTGTGAACTTCTATTCGGTTTATGAAGCGATGTTTTATGATAAACTCTTGCTGAATCTCCAATTTCAGGAGTTGTGTGAACTGGATGAATTACTGAGAAAACATCTTTTTCGTATTGAAACATTGATACGTAATTTGGCATAATTGTAAATTTTAAATTGTAATTATTTTTATATGAAAGGCTCCCAGATATACCTCAAAACCTTTAACTTCTATTTTCATCCGATTTTATAGGTGTAATCGTCGTTAATAAGTTCGTTTAGCTTGGCTTCGGCTTCTGACTTGGAAAATGTTCTTTCTTTGATTATTTCGCTCCAAACTCCATTTTGAAATATTGTAGGGTTACTTTGTCCAAAATCCCATTCATCACGTGTAGTTACGCAATTCAATCTATTTAATGAGGCGTAAAAATCAAAACAAGATTCATTTTTAAAATAGACTGTTCTTGTTTTTCCATCTTCGGATAGAGAACTTTTAAATTTTACACCATCAACAAAACCTCTCTTCACGGCTTCTTTTTTCAAGGCTTCGAATACTTCTGATTCAGTGGCTTTTCTATGTGGGTTATATTCTTTATTTTGTATCCAGGAAACTTCATTACACCAAAATCCATTTGAAGATATTCCATATCCTACACCCATCTTTTTATTGAATTGAATTTTGAATTGCCCCATTATCCAAAAAGTACCAAGTATTATCTTCCAGCTTATTTTCAAAAGCTTCTGGAAACCATCTTTGAACTTTAGCATTTCCCTTTGCTAATTCTTTTATCTGATCTTCTGTAATATTGAATGTTTTCATTTGTTAAGTATTTGTTTTGCTTCGTTAAGATTCTTTCTAATGTTTTTTACCAATTTTTCTAACTGAGCGAAATCAGTAAAAGTGACAGTATCTCCATCCTGATTAAGTTCAATCATTGGTTGCACGCCATTTGAATAATAACAGACTTGAATTAGATTTTCGGCACCTTCAAAAACGTCTCCTTGAGAAAAATTGAAAGTTGGAACTGTAGTGAGATCTTCCATAATTGTTTGTTTTATATTCTGTTTAGTGAGTAGTTATTTTCTTTGGCAAAATTTGGATGTGTTTCGATATAGGAATGACAACTTCTACATAGTGCTTTAAAGAATCTCTTATCTGTCAGCAAATCGCCTATTTTACCTTTGGCGTGGTGCAAATCAGTTGCTTTTATCGTACATCCTTGTAGGTTCGCTTCGCATTTTTTATTTACCATAAATTCATTACGAACCTTTCTATATTTCGCTAATCTTTCAAGTTGTCTCGCTGAAACTTTCGGAATAGGTTTCCCAATCTCTTTTATCTTGACTGGCTTCAAACTCGCTCTGTAATTCCAATAATGCATGTTACATCTTTTGGCGGTCAATGGTTGTTCTTTCGAATCTGGCGGACAGTCTATGCATTGACCGAGTTTAATTTTGATGGTGGAGTTCATAATGCTGTTTGAAAGAATTATTTTTGAGTTCGAAAACTTTCCCTTCTTTTGGAATTACTTTTTCAGTGAACAGTTCCAGATTGTCTTTGAAATATTGGATTTCATCTTTATCCAAATCGCATTCAAAAACATCATCATAATCTTTCGTTTTGCATAATGGCATCTTCAATGTTTTATCGTGGTCTTTTCTAAGGATGACAACAAAATAGTTGCTGGCGAAAAACTTTCCTATCAATGCTGTTGTAGTTGATTTTACAACTGAAAAGCAAATGTTATTTTCTAAAAGTGTTTGTACTGTATTCATCACTATTTATCTTTTAGTTCTTTTAAATCTGTGATCCCCTTTGATAAAAGTTCGTATTGTTTTGCATTGATGCAGAATAAAACAGGAATATATGTTTCAGTCTGAATTTTAATTAAAGTACCTAAATCAGCACCCATTGTAATTTCTGCACCCTGTTTAGTGCTTCTTCCGGCTACGAATGTGTCAGCTCGTGAAATATCCAAGTTATTATCTGACATAAATTGCATTACTTCGAATAGTTTCATAATTATTGTATTTCTATGTTATTTGAAAGATTCGGAAGGTTCATATAGTAATCCAAATCGTAAGTAAAATTCTCTCGTGTGACCTTCATTTCTGATTTGCTTAGGACTTTGTGAAGTCGGGCAAAATACCAGCGTATGAAGTTTTGATGATCTTCTTTGTCGTAAACTTTCGTCTGTCCGTTTTCCGCAAACCATTGATCTGCTGTCTGACGAAATTCGCTCTTCGGGGGATGGTGTTTTACTGACATTATTTTTCATTTATAATTGCAATTAATTTTTCCTTGTATTCTTTCCCGTGTTTAGATTTCATCAACAATCTTTCGATATATTCATCATCTTTAGGAATATTGATGTAGTGTTCGTGAAGCTTGTCATTATAAAATCGATTGTCGAAACTCATAAAGATGCATTCATCTGTGCCAGTCAAATACATATTGGTTTGCATTTGTCCGTAGTACTCAGGCATTTTGCTTTTGACTTCTTCGGCTGTGGAAACCATTAAATATTCTAAGTGAGTATCTGAATTAGGACATTTGATTTCAACTGATTTTTTTAAGACTTTCAATATCACATCCGGCGTTCCTCCTAAATTATATTCATCATCGTAGAAGAAAACAAAACCGTTAGTAGAGGTGTAAATGAAATCATCATCGTCAACTGTTTTCCCTAAGCTTTCAGCTAATGCCATAACTGCAACTGGCTCTGTATTTTTACCGTGTTCCATTGATGAATTATAATAGCTCGGTTCTTTTGGTGCTAATACAGATGCTGCACATTTTCTGATATAAGACTTTGCTCCAACAGATAATAATTCATCTTTCTTTTTTGGCTCTGTCATTAATTTTGACGATTCACTTGCTGTGAAGTACGGCGCACGGAACTCTAACCATTCCTCTTCTGTTTCAAAAACTGCGTAATTTATCATAGTGCCATTTTTTCAGCGTTAGACTTCCCAGCTTGTTCTTGAATGTTGTCATCCATTTTGAATACTGCTACATCAGCGCGGTTAAGATTTGCACCGAAAAGACTTCCAAACAAATCACAAGCGTCTTTAATTGCGAGTGTTTTCGCCAACGGAAAAGCCATAGAAATAGCGCCGTTGTTTATGTTCATCATATCCGCTGGACTTGTGCCGGATTTAGTCTGTAATTGACTGGCACCGATCCCATCGTGGAAATACCATTCGTTATTTGTTGGAGACTTAAAATGAACTCTAACAGTTACCCAAACACCATTAAATGAAGTGCCTTGCCCCGTGATTTCAATTTTGTATTCTTTGAAAATCTTTCTTAAAAGATGTTCTACTTTATCAATAGGTAGATACTCGTAAGGAACTCTTGATTTTACTCCGTTTGTAACAATTTCTTTTTTAATGAATGGGTGTTGTGCAATCCACTTCTTAGGTGGGTTCTGGTTTAAAATGAAATTTAAACTGTCAGTTCTCCAAGCCAAATCAATATCAGATGTTAATTCGGCTATCGTTGGTATTTTTTGAATTTCGGTTGACATAATATGTGGTTGTGTGGTTTATTAATTTGGATTATTGGCGATCCGAAATTTGGATCTGACTTCTCTTTCAAAATTGGAGCGAGTTTTTTGTTTGCCCATACTCGCCCCACTTTTCAACTGATGTTGTATGTCTTCTTCAATTGCTATTGCTTTTATGACTTTTTCAAGCTCATTGTATAGCCTTTGTTTTTTCTGGATTAATTTTTCAAGCATTGCAAGTGATTTTTACAGGTGATCTATGCTTTATTTTATTTCTGAAATTCTTAGCCGTACACCAGTTGATATAACTCTGGTAGCTAATAAATCGATTATCAAATCTTTTCTTTAGTCTCATTTTCAAGTGCTGTTAAGAATGAATACACAAGAATTAAAAGAGGCATTGAAACAAATGAAATAACCATATTCACAGTGTCTTTTTCACAAGCCTGCCAATAGGTAACGACAGTCAGAAAGGCGATTAAAATTTTAAGTGTAGTTTTCATACTGCTATTGAGTTTAAATTATTTTCAATATCACCGAATAGGTCAAAAAAGAAACTTTTGGATTCGGATTCGGCTCTTTCTTTTCTTGCTAAAATTGCTATAACAATACTTTTAAAGTACCTCACGTCATAATCGAATCTGTATTCTAAATCAGTCCCATTAATAGGCTTCATCACGAATCTGTTTTTAAATCTATTTTTCATATTAATTAAGATTTGGTGATTGCTGATTTACTTTTTGAGAACTAAGCCACTCTATACGAGCAACTAAATCTTTGTTTTTGTCTGTTAAAGCCATATCTCTAATTTTATAAGTTGAAACCAAGCATTAATAACATCTGCATCACTTTTTGAAAACTCAATATTCTCACAAGCTTCTGTATCGTAAATTGATAGGGTAGTGAATGACTGCGAAATCACTTCGTAAAAAGCTTGTAAATCGTTCTCAATTTCTTCGGCTACATCATAACCATCAATTTCAAGAGTACCTGTAATTTCAAAGTCACCAACGGTAATTTCTAAAGTCGAATCGCCTTTGTAAATTGTAGGCATATAAACTTGACCTTTTAGAATGTCTGTGATTGATGTTAGGACTGTCATAATGTTTACTTTAAAATTAGTTATTTACCTCTTTTGTTTTACAAAGGTAAACAAATAAGTAAAACTAACAAATATAATTTACCTAAATGTTTACCTTGTTAGGTAAATTTTTTATAACCTATTGATTGTCAATTGTATTAATTTTTTGTGATTTGAAAACACGGTGAATGAAAAGCCTCCCTTTTTCAGTCCAAACAGTATTCATGTATGTTTTTGTGGATCCGTTCTCATCTGTCTTACTGAAAGTTGTGGTTTTAGTATAGCCTTTGTTTTGATGAAGATGGTATAGCAACCAAGTTCCGTTCTGTTTGTATTGTACTTTTTTATCTGATAAAAATTTATTTAGAGAAACTGCAGATGTGCCTAATTCTTTAGCTATTTGATTGGTTATATATGTGCTTTCAGATTGTAGAACCTCGTTGAAATAAGCAACTTTAGGAGCTTGTTTTCTTAATTCAATGTTTTGGGCATCGGTTTTTTCTCTAAGGAATTCTTTTTCTGCTCTTTCTGTTTTCAAAGCAGTGGCAAGTTCAATTAAAAGATCTGGATTGTTTGCGAGGTTTTCTAAAGTTTGATTTGTAGCGGTCATTCCGAACTTCATCAATTCTTTAATTCGATCATTACACCATATTGCAAAGGCTGGATTTAACCACCTCGCAAATTCAATAGCTACATCTTCGTGCATCCAGGTGCCTGGATTGTTTCCTCCTTTCGTAACTTTCACTAAATCAGCCAAAGTGCTATTTCTCACTTTGGAGAGTTCATTTATGAAGTCAACCGTTTGCTGATTTTGAAGATAATCAACAGGTCTTTTCCCAAATGGCCTTGCCATATCGGTTGCGTTTATGAAAACTTGTTCATCATTCTTTCTGAATGACACATTATTTCCATTATAATTAAATAATTGCAGTTCCATAATGTAAATATTTTACGAGTGTGAAAATCTATCTGGATGTTCTTTCATTAGTCTGGCAAAGGTCTGTTTAACGCTGTCAAAACCTTTGTAATAAGTATTGTATTTGCTTAAAAGCGTCTCAAATACAATCTTTTGCGTTGCGTTGGGCATACTCATAAGAGTATTGTAATCTTCAATCATTTTGAAATGTCTCAGTTTAATTGGAGACAAATAATCAGTTTCTTTAATCATTTTTATTTATTTTTTTGTTTACTTATGTTAATTATGTTTACATTTGCATCGTGAAAGAATAACAAAGGTAAATATTTACTTTTAAATTTACTAATAAAATTACATAAACTTTTACTAAAATGAATTTACGTAAAGATATTGTATCGACAATCCAAGAATTAAAAAGGAGAAGAGACTTTAAGAGTCAGGCTGATGTAGCGGAGTATTTAGGATATAATGTATCTTATTTTAGTAGAGTTTTAAATTCAGATGATATACCAATAGATTTTGAAGAAAAGTTTTTTAATGCATTTCCAAGAAAAAAATATTTAAATTCAAATGACGATTTTCTTTCACATCTTCCAGAACCAGCTCCTAAAGAAAATCCAACTGCTAAAGAAGCGATGAAGCAATTGGGTAAAATCCAGAACGGCAGAAGTAAAAATAAAAGTGACGGAAAGGTGTTGAGTAGTGATGACGTAGTCAGTATTAAAACATTTGTTATTCCAATGAAAGGATTTGCGGGTTTAAAAAGGGCTATTTACAATGACCAGTATATTACTGAACATTTTGAAGAAACAACAACACAAGTTCCCCATCATCTTTACTCACCGATTTCTTATAGAATACAGAGTTCTGGGGAATCTATGCCAAAGTCAATTCCAAATAATGCTTGGGTCACAGGAGTTCCGGTTTCTGAAGATATTTGGTATTCTTATAAATTTGACCCTGAAAGAGTTTATATTTTCTTTCATCCTTACAGGGGGATTTTATTTAAGCAGGTTCAAAGGCTTTCTGAAATGAAAATCAAGCTATCGTCTGAAAATGAAGATAAAATTGAATATGAGGATGAAGAGTTTGAAATAACAGAATTTCGAAAAATACTTTTAGCAATTAAAGTAGAAACATTTATATAGTGAATTACGGAAAACCGTAAAAAATGTTTAAATAAAATCTATTACTTTGAAGCTATATTACATTAAATGAAAAAAATATTACTTCTATCAGTTTTGATTTGTGGGTTAATCTTCGGTCAAAAGAAACATATTAAAACTAAGCCATTATTAGATTGTTATTTGCCTACTGGAGAAAAGTGTTCTGAAGAACAATCAGCAGGAAAAAGTATAAATGATCTAAGTAAGCATTTTGAAATTAAAGGCAGGACTTGGTTTGCTTTGACTAAGGAAGACGAAGATGTTGCGATAATTTACAAATCTTTAACTAAAGACCCCTTATTTATTTTTGTATGGGCAAAGAAAGATTTTTCACAAGAGAGAATTAAAGATTTAATAAAAAGATCAGAGGATGATTTTAATTACAGGTATTACTTTGGGAAACACCAATATGGCAGTCAATGGGGTTTGAAAAATGATTTAAAAACTTATATTAAAGAAAAAAGACTGGATGAGGAATTTGTTTTAAGCACATTAGGCGAGCCAACAGAAAATAAAGAATCATTATATGGTGGTAAAAAGGCCAAATGTTATGTATACGGATATTACGATGTAAGAATATATTTTATAGATGGAGTGGCGGTTGGATATGACGAAATAAACTAA